ACAAACCAGAGGACTTTTTTATTGAACCAAAGTTTGTAAGCCCAGATAGAGAAGATAGATTGGTAGATGGTTTGATAACACCATTTGGTGCGCCTGTTGATTTAGGCGTTGGTTTTTATAGAGCCGCCAATGATTTAATTAACGGAAATATAAGTGATGGCGCAAATGAAATCAGACGCAATCTGCCGTTTGTTGGCCTGCCATTTATTCGTGATGATGTTAAAGAGCTAACCAATACGATAAGCCGCTACTAATTGTGCGTGGCATACTGCATTAGTGCATGATAAGGGGATAAAATGACTATTAACCTTGCAGATAATGATCCAAGAGTTTCTTATGCGGTTGCGGCTGGTGTAACGCAATCGTCTTTTACTGTGTCGTTTGAGTTTTTCACTGATGCGGATTTAAATGTTTATGTAGATGGCACTCTTAAAACATTAACAACTGACTATACAGTGACAGGCGGGTCTGGTTCTACTGGTTCTATAGCTATGTCCGTCACTGGCGCGTCTGGTGGTTCAACGGTTGTTATCACACGCTCGATTGCATTAGAGCGCACAACAGACTTTCCATCATCAGGGCCGTTTGATATCTCATCACTTAATGAAGAGCTAGATAAATTTATATCAATTGCAGGTGACTTGAAAGATAAGTCTGACCGCGCTCTTCAACTAACAGATTTTGATACAGATGTGTCTCTTACATTGCCTGATGTAAATACACGCAAAGGAAAGCTTCTAGCTTTTAATGCAACATCTGGTGCTGTTGAAGCTGGCGCATCTACCACTGGCGCTACTACTGTTGCCGCGCTAGCTACAGATATTGAAACGCTAGCCGATATTGAAGATGGTACTGTAGCTACAGATGCTATTAGCGACACAGCCGCTATTGCGTCTGATGTGTCTACCGTTGCTGGCATATCAAGCAATGTCACTACTGTTGCTAGCATATCTTCAGATGTAACTGCTGTTGCCGCAGACGCTACAGATATTGGCACAGTAGCAACAAACATTGCAGACGTTAACACAGTGGCTACAAACATTGCTGATGTTGTTACTGTGGCTAACGACCTAAACGAAGCTATCTCCGAAATTGAAACAGCCGCAGATGATTTGAATGAAGCGGTGTCTGAAATAGACACGGTAGCTACTAATATTGCTAATGTAAATAAAGTTGGGGCTATTGATACAAATGTAACTACGGTTGCTGGTATTGATAGCGATGTGACCACAGTAGCTGGTATAAGCGCAAATGTCACAACGGTAGCTGGTATTAATAGTGATGTTACGACAGTTTCAGGTATTAGCGCAGATGTTACTACAGTAGCGGCAGATGTCTCGGACATTGGAACAGTTGCTGGGATTTCATCTGATGTGAGCACAGTGTCTGGTATTTCTGCTAACGTAACTACAGTAGCTGGCATCTCGTCTGATGTTAGTGCAGTGGGTGCTGTAGCCGCCAACGTCACAACTGTTGCCAACAATTTAACAGACATTAACAACTTTGCTGACACCTATTTTATTGGCGCAACTGCACCTTCATCACCTACTGAGGGTGATTTGTGGTTTGATACAACTAACGACATTATGAAGGTGTATGACGGCTCTGGTTTTATTAACGCTGGTTCATCAGTAAATGGTACATCAGAACGCAGTACATATACTGCAGCAAGTGGGCAAGATACTTTTGCGGCTACCTATGATGCTGGCTATGTAGATGTATATTTGAACGGCATCAAGCTAATTGACGGTACAGACTTTACAGCAACAGATGGTGCTAACGTAGTGTTAACGTCTGGTGCGGCATTGAATGATACAGTAGATATTGTTGGTTATGGTACTTTTGACGTTGCCATTCCAAACATTTCTAATGACACTACTCCTCAACTTGGCGGTGACTTAGACACCAACGGCAACGATGTAAACTTCGGTGATAACGACAAAGCGCAGTTTGGTGCTGGCAATGACTTGCAGATTTACCATGATGGGGCAAATAGTTATATCCAAGACAAAGGAACAGGTGATTTATTTGTTGATGGTGATAACAACCTAACTTTTAGAACTGGTGATGGCTTACAGACAAAAGCAAAATTTACTACTCTTGGTGCGGTAGAACTTTATCACAGCAACAGCAAGAAGCTAGAAACCACCAGCACAGGCGTGGATGTCACTGGTAAACTTCAAGGTGGTGGAACAGCACTACAGTATGATTCTGGTCTTGTAGCTAGAGCATCAACACACGCAACAAGTCGCAGAGCAAGTATTGACTTTGGTGGCTGGACAGTAGGTCAGGATGCAGGTGCTAACGGCACTAAGGACTTTTTCTTTTATGATGGAGTGGCTAGCGCACATCGCATGAACATTGACACATCAGGCCGTGTCACGCTTTCTAATCAGCCTTACTTCTTGGCAAAGCCTAACGCCGCTTACACCCCTTCACAGGGTAGTGGGCATGAACTATCTGCAACAAATGTAATCACTAATCGTGGTTCTATTTATAATAGCTCAAACTCTCGTTTTACTGCTCCTGTGTCTGGTATTTATTCAATAACTTATGGACTTACTTGGTATCCCGCTAGTAACGGCACTTATAATGGGTCGTATTTTACTGTCAGTAGCGGTGGTTCTTATTATTTCTTCGCTCCTTCGGGGTCAGATGTAAATAACCTTATAACAGCAGACCTTGAGCTATCCGCAAATGATTATGTAACTTTTTATACATATAGCGGTCATGCAAGCAACGGTGTTCAAGCTAATTCATATATAAGCGCATACCTATTAGGTTAAACAGGAGTAAATAAAATGCCTTCAATAACTGTAAATCTCACAGAGACTGAGATGAAATGTCTGGAATATGCCGCTATTAGCCCACAGGAATGGAGTGACAATGCAATCACAAATCGTGCAAGAGTTGGCAAAGAAGAAATAATTGCAAAACTTGTAACACACTGTAATGCAAACTCTGTGGCTATTGCTACAGGAGAAGAAGCTCAGGTTACTCAAGCTTATGAGCTTGGAGTTGTCCAAACAGCCGCACAAGTCCAAGCCGATATAGAGGCAAATATTGGAGGCTCTGAATGAGTAGAGCAAGAGACTTAGCAGACCTAATAGACGCAAACGGTGACGTTAAATCTAGTAGACTAGACAACGTTGCCGCTTTCCCTACAGGCTGGTCTGCATCACTAGATGGTAGTGACATGGTGTTTATTTACAACTCAACAGAAGTTTTTAAGCTTACTACTGCTGGTGCAGTAATAGCTAAAGACGATGTGACGGCTTTTGGAACTCCATAATGGCTATAGCGGCATCAGGTGCAGTAAGTTTTTCCGACCTACGTTCTGAGTTTGTAGGCGGTTCTTCTGCTATATCATACTCAGATTTGTATCGTGGCGGTTCAAACATACGAGCTAAGGCCGCAAACAATACTGGTGTGAACTTAGCCGCATCTGTGCCAACAAGCGGCACAATAAACATAACCAATTTCAGAAGCCAAGCTAAAGGGTTTAGGTTTACATTCTCTGCCACAGCCACAGACCAAGACGCATCAGCTTTGTTTGGTTCAGACTATAGCGTCAACTACCCTAAAGAAATTGTTATTGATAGCGGTGTTGAGCTAGGTGCAACCAGCACATCAGAAGAAGCGTTAGAGATTGATAGCGGTGGTGCTGGCACAATTACTATAACCAATAATGGCACGCTATCTGGTGCTGGCGGTGCGGCTGGTGCAGATGGCGGTGATGCATTTGAGGCCGCAGTAGCTTGCACCTTTATCAACAATGGTACTGTCAGGGCTGGTGGCGGTGGTGGCGGTACTGGTGGTAACGGTAGTTATGAAAGCGTTAATTATCAATACAGTTATAGTCCATATACTTGGCTGGTAAGGCGGTCTGGCGGCAAAGTAGAAATTAGGTGGAATGGCGTCAGATACGTTAATGCTTATATTGGTACTGGCACGACATCTTATGGGCAGTGGCGCAGAGGAACACAATATAGCAGTACCAGCACTTTTCATCGCTATGCTGTAGGTCAAGCAACTCAAGTATCCGCTTCTGGAACATCTGGCGGTGTAGGGCAAGGATACAATCAATCTGCTACTTCTGGTGCATCTGCTTCAAACAATGCTGGTGCTGGTGGCACTGGTGGTAGCTTTGGAGCATCAGGTTCAACAGGGGCTAATGGTAATAGCACTAACGGTTCTGCTGGTGGTGCGGCTGGCAAGTATTTGCGTGGTTCATCTTTTGTAACATTTACTAATAACGGAACAGCACAAGGGGGTACGGCATAATGCAGTACACAGTAGCGGAAATAAACAACAATGTAGCCAAGATACAGTTTAGTGATGGCACATGGACGTTTGTTGAACTTAGCTCTACCATGACAGAAGCAGAGTTAGATGATATTGTTTTTCAGATTGCCCCGCCTCATTTAAAAACTGGTGAAGGTACACCATCGTTTTTAACAGAAGGCGCAATTAGAACTGCGGCTCTACAGCCTGTTCCAAGTGATGACGAAGAATGAACCAGAACGATATTCCAATTGTAGCTGGTGGCCTGACTGCTCCATGGTGGTTGGGCGCACTTAATGAATGGCTAGGTTTGGTAGCTGTTGTTCTTACTATTGCTATGTTAGTTCGTAATCTTCTTAGAAAATAAAATGTGCGTTTCGTACTGCATCTGTGCAGTCTAATGTGTTGCTATGTTACAGGCATTGATAGCTCCAATAGCCAACATTGCTGGCTCATGGGTAGAATCCAAAGTTGAAACACAGCGAGCCAAGACTGCTGTTGCTAAGCGTGTTGCCGCTGGTGAACAAGAATGGAATCTTGAACAGGCTCGTAATTCAAACACAAGCTGGAAAGATGAGTGGCTTACAATATTAGTAAGCATTCCATTAATCTTAGCATTTACTGGTAATGAAGATATCGTTGAGCGTGGCTTTGCCGCGCTCGAAACTATGCCAGATTTTTATAAGACTGCGGTTGGCGTTGTATTTGCGGCTTCATTTGGCGTTCAACAAATGACGAAGATGTTTAAGAAATGAACCAATCAAAATTTTTAGACCTTGTTGCTAAACATGAAGGACTACGCCTTGAGATGTATCACGATACAGTGGGCGTGCCGACTATTGGATATGGTCATAATATGTTGCAGCCAATTTCAGCACAGGCGGCAATGTGTATTCTAGAAGATGATGTTGAGATTGTATTTCAAGAATTAGATGAGCGCATGGAATGGTGGACAGACTTGCCAGAGCCAGCGCAGATGGTTGTAGCCTCAATGGTGTTCAACATGGGCTGGCCACGCTTCAGTCGCTTTAAGAAATTTATCGCGGCATTAGAAGATAGAGCATGGGATAAAGCGGCTTATGAAATGGAAGATTCTTTGTGGTTTCAGCAGGTAGGAAATCGTGGGAGGGAACTACGAGCTATGATGTTGGAATGCAATGGCGAAGCTGAGCAATGAAGAAGTCTTAAAGTATTATGAAACCTACGGGTCAGTGCGTAAGGCCGCTGATGCATTAGGTATATCAAAGACAGTATTTGGTAGAAACCTACAAGAAGCTAAGAGCCGCACGCTCGATTATATTCTACCTGATGTTCCCGAAGATGACTTGCCTGTTGATGTGATTGTTGAACATCTGCATGAGCGCTTTAAGAAACGTAAAGCGCATAGAGAAGCAAGCAAGTGGCATGAAATCCAGATGAAAACCAACGACCCTATTGGTTTGTTATGGTATGGCGATCCACATATTGATGATAACTATTGTGATTGGGATTCATTACGCTCTCATTTAGCCCTACAAGATTCATACAAGGGCATCTATGGCTGTTCGCTTGGTGACCACCAGAACAACTGGGTTGGCCGTCTAGGGCGCTTATATGGCGAGCAAGACACATCTCACAAAACAGCATGGAAATTAGTTGAATGGTTGATTGACCGCATGAACCCTCTGGTTCTCATTGGCGGCAACCACGATATGTGGTCTGGCGCTGGAGATCCTCTCAAATGGATGACGGGTCTTGACACCGTAAGAGAAGATTGGGAAGCCAGAATCAGTATCAACTTTCCTAATGGTAGGAAGTGCCGCATACACGCGGCGCACGACATGAAGGGTCACTCCGAGTGGAATTCTCTTCATGCCCAGAATAAGATGGCTAGGTTTAAAAGTCATGCTCATCTGTACATAAGCGGTCACAGGCACAACTGGGGGCTGGCTCAGATTGAAGATGTAGAAAGACAGAGCACAGCGTGGCTTGCGAGAGCGCGTGGCTACAAATTCCATGACACTTATGCCTTCGTCAAAGGCTTTGAACAGCAGAACTTTGGGCAAGCTATTTTGCAAGTCATCGACCCTAATAACAATTCTCCTGTTAGCTGGCATCAGTGTTTTGCTGACCCTCATGAGGGAGCAAAATATTTGCAGTTTCGGCAATCGCTTCAGCAGTGATGGCGCTGTAACCAGCTATGTCTACCCAGCTATCTTGGTGATGCGGGTTCTCCATTAATCTGCCAAGCTTAACCAGCATCATCATAACGCCGACATCTTCAACGCTAAGCTCTATGCCTTTATATGCAGTCCAGAGTTTAGCAATGCGTCCAAAGTTTTCTTTGGGTGAGCCATAGTTTTCTCCGCGTTGTGCTACTGCCTGTTCAGCGCCGTTAAGAATATCTAATCTATTCATTTAACTTCCTCAGTATTCATGATTTCGATATCACCAACTGTGTAGCCATTGCGCTGTAGTGTAGCAGTCTTAGCTTGCTGGCGGTTGATGGCAATCTCTGCCGCTTGCTTTGCATCAAGCGCTCTGATGGTGCGCTCAACGTACATTTCCACAATCATGCCCACCCTAAATGGTGCGCCCTTACGGTACTCTTTACCGTTGTGCCTCAGTGATGTATTCATACCCTTTCTCCTTCTTCTGTGTGTCGAGATTGTGTCGGAACATGTGTATTGATATCCATAAACTGCATTTGTAAAGCATAACCAATACACCACAATACCAATATTACTGCGAAAATGCAGGATAATATTTGAACGAAGAAACGGCGTAAGGTTCTGAATACAAAGGACAATATCTTGAGGGGGGTGGTGCTACTAGTGAGATTCGAACTCACGACCTCACCCTTACCAAGGAAATAAACATTAGTTATAACCATAGGATTTTGCA